TCGGAGTGTATGTACAATGTGTACTCTCGAATAGGACGTAAAGACCTACTGACCAGAGTTACTGAGACAGATATTAAAACATGCGAACACTACACACTACCTAAACAATGACATGGATAACACACAACTCAACACATTCCACCTCTTCGCTGGAGCAGGGGGAGGCATTCTCGCTGACCTCTTACTTGGACACAATCCGATTGGAGCTTGTGAAATTGAACAATACCCAAGAGATGTCCTCCTCGCCAGACAACGAGACGGTATCCTTCCCAACTTCCCAATCTGGGATGACGTCTGCACCCTCGACGGAAAGCCGTGGAGAGGAACAGTTGACGTTCTCGCTGGAGGATTCCCCTGCCAAGACATCAGCTCAGCCAGGACAAACAACCACATCAACGGAGAAATCCGAGGACTTGATGGCGAGAAATCAGGTCTTTGGAGACACATGGCTAGAATCATTATGGAGATGGCCCCTCGATTTGCGTTTATCGAAAACTCACCCAATCTCAGGACTAAGGGACTTGTTACCGTCCTCCAAGACCTTGACGCAATGGGGTATCACACAAGGAGGCTTGTCCTTGGGAGCGGACATATCAACGCCGATCACCACAGAAAGCGGATGTGGATACTTGCCCACCCCCACGTGCCACAATGCAAAGGAGGGAGCATACCCAGCGGAGTTCACCAGAAACACACCTACGCTTGCGGCCCAGATTGGCGGCAAAGTGAATCCCAATTGGAACGAGTCCAGGATGGGATGGCCTGTAGGTTGGACAGACTTAGAGCCGTTGGAAATGGACAAGATTGTAGAGTGGCGGCATCGGCATTCAACATTCTTTCTGAAGGCTTAATCTAATAATCACCCCAACCCCAATCCCAACCCAAGGAGTATATGAGTAAATGGATACAAGATTCATCATGGAAGCGAGGCCAAGGCGTAGAAGCCATGTTCGCTAAACTGTTAAACGAAAGAGCAACAGAAGCACGAGCGGCTGACCTTATGGAACAGTTCTCTCACGTAGATTACGTCTCTGACTTCGGTAAGATTGATGTCAAAGCACGTAAGCGTGTTGCCCGTAAAGATGACGATGTTCAAGATGACCTTGTATGGCTTGAGTTCAAGAACGTCCAAGGTAAGTTTGGATGGCTCTACGGGAAAGCCGACTGGATTGCCTTTGAGCGTTTACTCGACTTCGTTCTTGTTAAGCGTCACGACCTAGCCCTCATGGGTGAGAAGTTATGTGACCTAGGTGACCGAGTAGCTGTAGGAAGGGACGCCCTTTACAAAGGCTACCAACGCAAGGGACGTAAAGACCTCCTATCAATCGTGAAGATGACAGATGTTCTAGCGCTGTATCACCAGCTCTGGGCAAAAGACGTTGACACAGATGAACAGTAAACATTGATTAAAGAACACACACAAATGAAAACTACAGAATACTTAGAAGACCTAGCGGACGAAGCCTTCCTATTTGATGGATGCTCCTCGGCTATTGTAGGCCACGACCAAAATGGTTTTGCAGTCTACCAGCACACTAAACTTGTTCAGATATTTGAAGCCGATGGGATGACAATAGATGAAGCAATCGAGTGGGTAGAGTACAACATCATGGGTGTTCAACCTCAAAACTACACTATCTTATTCGCATGAAAACAATAGCTTACTTCGACATAGAAACCAACGGCATCACGGACTGGTCAACTCTAAGTGACCTTAAAGACCTTCACTGCCTTGTGGTAATTGACCAGAACGGAACAGGAGCATACCGAGCAGACAGTATCCAACAAGGATTAGACCGTCTCTCACAAGCTGACCATATCGTAGGACACAACAGTATTGGCTTTGACGCCATCGCCCTTTGGAAGCTCTACGGCTACCGTCACGCTGGTGTATTAGACTCCGCTGTTATTGCTAGGTTTATGTTTCCCGATGTTCGCAACGATGACTTCAAACGTGAAGGCTTCCCTAAAGAACTCATTGGTTCCCACAGCTTGAAGGCTTGGGGTTATCGTATCGGTAACAACAAGAGTGACCACGGGGAAACCGAAGACTGGTCTCGTTGGTCTCAAGAGATGGAAGACTATTGTGTTCAAGATGTGGAGGTCACCAAGTCTCTCTATGAGTTCTTTCTAAAGAAGGGACTAGGTGGACTACAGCAAGTAAGTGACCTAGAGCACGCCTTTGCTAAAGCTATCCGTATCCAAGAGATGAACGGATTCCCTTTTGACGTTAAAGCAGCAGAAGAACTTACAGCTACCCTTATGGGTCGTCGTGCTGCTCTTGACGTAGAATTGCGTGAGTTATTCGCGCCTACTGAAGAAGTCACCAAGAGTAGCTGGTGGCTCGCTCCCGATGGCACAAAGTCCCGCACCAAGAAAGCCTTGGTCGAGAAGGGCTACAAAGCTAAGGAGATAACTAAGGGAGAGCCTGTTGTTAAGCTCATCCCGTTCAACCCCAACAGTCGTGACCAGATCGCCGAACGACTAATGGCTAACGGCTGGAAGCCTAGCTCCTACGAGGGCAAACGACCAGCAATCAACGAGGCGGTGCTCAAGGACATCGGAACACCCCAATCCGAAAAGCTCCTTGAGTACCTCCTCGTCACCAAGCGTCTCGGTCAAGTGGCTGAGGGTAAACAAGCGTGGCTCAAGCTAGAGCGCAACGGACGTATCCACGGCTCTGTGAATACCAACGGTGCTGTTTCAGGCCGATGCACACACCGAAATCCGAACGTGGCTCAAGTTCCGTCTACTCGTGCGCCTTATGGTGGCGAGTGTCGCTCTTGCTTCACAGTCCCAGAAGGTAAGGTACTTGTTGGTGCTGATGCTTCTGGTCTAGAGTTACGTTGCCTAGCTCACTACTTAGCTCTCTTTGGTGACAAGGAATACGCTAAGACTATCCTAGAAGGTGACATCCACACAGCAAACCAAAAGGCTGCTGGGTTACCTACTCGTGATGACGCAAAGACATTCATCTACGCTTTCCTGTATGGCGCAGGGGATTCCAAGATTGGTTCTATTGTTGGTGGTAACGCTAAGCAAGGTAAAGCCCTCAAAACAGCTTTCATGCGTAAGACACCCTCCATCAAGAAACTCTATGACGCCGTAGCGAACGCTCTGGAAACTAAGGGTATGCTAAGAGGTATCGATGGGCGTCCTCTGCCTTGTCGTTCTCCTCACTCTGCTGTGAACCTCCTACTCCAGTCAGCAGGTGCAGTAGTAATGAAGCAAGCACTCATTGAGTTCGTAAGGATGGCAAAGCTTCCCTACGAGATGCACGCTAATGTTCACGATGAGGTTCAGTTCTCTTGTGACCCTAAGCACGCTGACGAACTCGGTAGGACATTCTGTAACGCTCTAGGGAAAGCTGGAGAGGTTCTCAAGTTTAACTGCCCACTAGATGGAGAGTTCTCTGTCGGGGCTAACTGGAAAGAAACACACTAATACACACATGAAAGAAACAAAAAACAAACTACTTCTCATTGATGGCGATATGATACTCTACAAGGCTGCTTGTGCGGCTGAGCAAGAGATGCGCTGGGATGATGACACTTGGACGCTTCAAACCAACATGGTGGAAGCTAAGGCTGAAGCAGACCGTAACATTGATAGCATCAGTAACGCTCTCAAGAGTAAGAAGATCAAGGTGTTCTTCTCTCCTAGTCGCACGTTCCGTCACAACCTTTGGCCCGCTTACAAAGCCAACCGTAAAGACAAGCGTAAGCCACTAGGCATTGGTGAGCTTCGTGATTGGATGATGGAGGAGTATGACTCTGAACTCTATCCTAACATTGAGGCTGATGACGCTATCGGTATCTGGGCTACTGAAGACCCTGAGAACCGTGTAGCTGTCTCTGGTGATAAGGACTTCGCTACCCTTCCTATCCATTGGTACAACCACCTCAAGGACACCTTGCGTATTATCACCAAAGAAGAAGCAGACCACTTCCATCTAGTCCAATCCCTCATGGGAGACTCTACTGATGGCTTCGGAGGTATCAAAGGCTGTGGCCCTATGACCGCTAAGAAACTCCTAGAGAAGAACGGCGCTACTTGGAAGACCGTTGTGGATGCCTACAAAGCCAAAGGGGAAACCGAATATGAAGCACTGCTTACTGCTCGTCTAGCACGTATCCTACGGGATGGTGACTACGACTTTGACACTCACGAAGTAACTCTCTGGACGCCTAAGAAATGACCAACTCAATAGACAAACTTTTATATGACATCGAACAAGCTAACAAAAGACACACACAGAATATGACAAACGTAATAGTAGCAGCAGAGGAGCGCCTCGACCCAACACCCGATGATGTGAAACCAACTAACCCTAAAGATGCCTGTGGTATCAAGAAGGTTCCTATCTCAGGGATGCCCGTACCAGTGCTCCTAGAGTCTGGATTAGTAAAGCTACACGGTGACCTTAAATATGGTCGTTACAACTGGAGGGACGCTGGAGTGCGTGGTTCTGTATATTATGATGCTTGCTTTAGACACCTAGCCGCTTGGTGGGAGGGCGAAGACTTAGACCCAGACTCTGGCATCCATCACCTATCCCATGCCATCACAGGCTTAGCGGTTCTTAGGGATGCAATGATGCAAGATAACTGGATAGATGACCGCCCTAAAGAGAGCCTTGGGTTTATTAAAGAGCTAAATAAGAAGGCCGAAGAGATGGTAAACAAGCACAACCAATAATTATTGAAGAGACCGTAACGATGGAAATAGACAATCAAGCAGAAATGCCACCCATAAACAAGGCGCTCCTAGACGCCCTAGAGAGTTCCTTTCCAGCACAGGACTTCCCTGCAACTGACAGTGTTCCTATGCTAAACTTTCACTATGGACAACGCTCTGTGGTAAATTTCATTAAGCATCACTATCAACTTCAAACTGAAAATATAATCAACCCAAAGTAATACTAATATGTGCTCAAAACCAGATATTCCAGACCCAGTTCCTCCTCCCGCTCCTCCTCCCCCTCCTACGGAGACAGCTAAAAAGGTAGAGAACAAGGTTCTCAAGAAACGTCAAAGCTCCAAAAAGCGTGGCACTTCTGCTCTTACAGTTCGTCGCTCTACAGTGAACACTGGTTCATCTGGTAGTGGCGCTAATATCAATTACTAATTAAATACAAATATGGCAGACCGAACCCTCACGATTAACCACGCAGATGGAGACAGTGAAACTTATACTATCAACCGTGACAAGTTCGCGGGGGTTCGGAGTATGGAGGTGACGGGTCAACCTCTGGACGCCAACACCACCTCAATCCAAGTAACCGTTGCGGGACACGCTGACCTTAGTGGTATATATAACCTAACTAGCGGTGGTTCGGGCTTCGACTGGGCGCAACAGGGGGGCAATGGTCAGATTGTTCGCGAGCAAAACAGTCAGTATAATTATCACTGGTTGGTGACCGATAATTCTGATGGTAACCCCTACTCAACTTTCGGTAGTGGCTTAGTTTCTGAAACAGATTCCAGACCTTGGAAAGAGACTGACACAGGTATCCTACTTATGGCTCCTGTCCCAGAAACCCTCACAGTAGACCACACAGCGGTTCCCAAGACCGTAGCCAAAGAAACAACCTTTGGCGGTTCTCAAAGTATTACCATCAAGAGGGACATCGAGCCACTACTAAGTAAAGTAGTAGGTGGAGCAGCAGCAGCTTACAGCCTACGTGACCTCAACGACAAAGCAGGAAACAACAAGGTAGTAGAAGTAAGGCGTTCTAGTGACGATACGGATAGGATTTTCTTAGCCAAAGAGGTATCTAACGGAACGCTAGAAGCTTGGGTAAATGAAATACAAACAGTGGGAACAGCAGTTAATGGCACTGGTTCCTTTGATAACTATACCGTTAGTAACTTATCAACTACTGGGTTTTCCGCTGACAATAGTGCTGGAGGAGTTGGTTCGGCTGGGTTCCCTTATGTATTTAAAGACGATGACGTAATAGTAGTAAAATACACTGTTACCAACTTTAGTAGCACAGCTAGTTTAAGCCCACAAGTAAGAG